CACTCGCGCAAAGGTTCGCGTCGAAGACGTCGAGCACTCGTACGAAGGACGGTTTAGGAACGGCTACTACGTGACTTATTCTGCTGACCTCGAAAACTTCCGTAAGACGTCTAGCGGTCAGGGAATCCTCGTCAGTTACGAAGACCGCGATTACAACGGAAATGTTCAGCGCTACTTCCGCGTCGTAGCCGCTCGCCTTATCCGCGCTCCTTACGAGCAGGCGAAGCACGAAGTCACCGAACGTCTTCGTAAAGAGGAAAGCGCTCGCCTCGCTCGCGTCTACGAGAAGCGTCGCGAGGAGGAGCACTATACGAACGTCGTTAAGCCTGCTCTTAACTCTCTTACGTCCGCGCTTAATACGTTCGCCACAGAAGTTACAGGTAAGCCTTCGTATTTTCACGAAGGTTCGCCGCTTCGTAACTTGCCGCTCGACGTAATCGAAGCGCTTACTCTTATCGTCCGCGAAGCAGTATGGCAGGAGGTGAGCGCCTAATGCTGTACGAAACCGATTACGAAGCGCGTCTTAGAGTTAAGACGCAAGGAGTCCGCCTGAAGGATTCCGTCGCGATAGTGCTCCGCGAGCCGTACGACGGTTCGGAGTTCGAAGGGATTACCGACGAAGAAGGAAAAGAAGTCTGGGAACTTATCGAACTCTGCGGAGGACTTTACGACTCGTCCGAAATGTCGTGGCTCGAAATCCGCGAGGAGTTCTGGCACCACTACGAAATGCTGAACGACGCGAGGGAAGAGTTCGGAACTCAGCACTCCGTAACGGCGCTTTTCGACCTTATGTTTCAGGACGAGGAGGTTACGAAATGAGGCTTTCGGCTCGACGCCTAGAGGCGCTTATTGAGGCGGCTGGAAGAGGCATAGACGAGTGGGAGGCGGAAGACGACGACGAGACGAACGGCGATATCGAAGCGGCTCGCGAAGGCTTGCGTTATCTCTACGAGATTCGTCGTAAGCGCGAAGTAGCGAAGGTGGCGTTTCGTAACGCGACAGACGAGGAGAAAGCCGCCGTTATCGCGTGGGCTAGGAAGGCGTAGGAGGCGCGGAGAAGCGTCCTAGAGCCGCTAGGAGCGCCGTAGGAGCCGTAGAAGGCTTTCCCCTGCCTACGGCGCTCTTAGAGCCTCCTAGAGAAGTTCTAAAAGAAACGACTAACGAAAGGAGCAGGAAATACCCCACTACACCCTCGAAATATCGTAAACCTATAAGTACCTAGAGAAGGAGAATTAAATGAATAAACCGTTTATTAAACCGCTCGACGAAGAAGAGCCGAACGTACGCGTAATGAGAATTTACGAACTTACGGTTCGTTTCGTCGTTCCCGATTACGGCGACCCTTGCGAGGAACATAAGCACTTCCCAATGGCTACGCCACTCGATTACGTCACACTCGACGCCGAAGCCGTTCTTCTCTCCTACGAGGAGAAGGAGGTAGTTCTTCCGTGATTCACGTAACGAACTGGCAACGGTGGACGAGGACGAAACTCGTCGTAACCGTTATCGCCTTCTTAGCGGCGCTGGCTTGCGCTGGCGGCTTAGAAGCAGAAGGAACGGAGCCGATTCCCTCGCCTGAAGGATTTGTATTCTTTATTTCGATTACAGGCGCTCTCACCTACAACCTAATTAAAACCGACAGAAGGAGAAACTAATGAGTCGCGAAACTCTCGACTACCTGAATAAAAATATGCTTATCGGCTTTACGGAGAAGCGCGGTAACGCTTGGCACTATCGCGCTGACCTCCAGAGCGAAGAACCGAATCACTACGACGGCGCGATTCCGCTCGAAGACGTCCGACGACGCCTCTTCTCGTGGAAAGCAGTAGAGGAGACAATGTACGTAAAGTCTCCGAACGGATACGTCGAAGTTCCGAACCGTAAGGCGATTATCCGCGACGACTCCTACGAAGTGTTAGGAGTTCCGTCGAGCCGATACGCGCCGCACCAGTACGACGACGTTCTTCTAGGTGCTGTCTCGAATATTCTCGACGACGACCTTTCTATTGGCTCCGCAGGCGTCCTGAAAGGCGGCGCTATCGCCTTCGTTCAGGTCGAAATGCCAGAGAACGTGAAAGGAGCAGGCGGCGTAGAGTTCCGTCCTAACCTTCTCGCGACGACCTCGTTTAACGGAAGTATTGCGACGACGTATAAGCGGACGGTAACTATCGTCGTCTGCGATAACACGCGAGACGCGGCACTTCGAGAAGACGGCGAGGCGTATACCGTTCGACATACGGCTAACTCGTCGCTCCGTCTACAGGACGCGAGAACCGCTCTTAACGTCGTTCACACTATGGCGGACGACTTTCAGCGTGAACTCGAAGCGCTCCTTTCGCAGAAAGTAACGGATAAGCAGTACGAGAAATTCGTAGCGAAGTACGTTCCTACTCCTGAGAAAGACGCTCTACAGGCGATTACGCGAGCCGAAAACACTCGTTCGATTCTCCGCAACCTCTGGACGAACGACGAGCGCGTAACACCTTGGAAGGGAACGGCGTACGGAGTGCTCCAAGCGGTAAACACCTACCGTCACCACTTCCGTCCTACTCGCGGAGGAACCGTACTCGCGGAGCGTAACTACCTTGACGCTCTAACAGGTAAAACAGGCGCGGCAGATATCGAAGCGCTTAAAGTTCTCGCCAATTTCCGCTAGGCGAGAAATCCCGTAACAGGTAGTCTCTGTGCTTCCCCTTCGCAGAGCCGCGTTCGATTCGCGGTACGGGAACGAGAAAGGAACTAATGAAAACTTCGACGCTTATCCGAATAGTCGAACTACTTCACTACGTCGTCCGACGCGACTTAGAAGACGAACTAGACCTGATTATTAAAGAGTTAAGAGAAGAAATATCTAAACGAAAGAAGGAGAAGAAATGACCGACAACCTAAGAGCCGAACTAATTATGGAACAGAGCCGCGTCTCTGACCTATCGACGGCGAACGAAACTCTTCGCGAGGAGCGCGACGAAGCGCGACGTTTCCTCGAAGAGGTAAAGGAAGAGTTAGCGAAAACGAGGCAGGCGCTCCGCGACGCTCTCGCAACGGTAGACAGGCTTCGTATTCACCTTCAGCAGGGTGTCGAACTCTAATGAAACTCTTCGTAACGATTTACTTCCTCTGCGGAGTGCTCGTCGCGTTACTGCCGCGTCTTCTCTTTCGGAAAAAAGATGACTGACGCCGAAGTTCCCGAACCGCTTTTTACGACGCTTCTCGCGGATAGCGACGGTTACTGTCGCTGGAAGTGCCGCCTACCTGATTCCGACGTAGGAGATAGTTACGTAGAACTTCTGGTATGGCTTGCGAATGACGGAACTATGGCTATCGCGACGCGTCCGCTAGTCGAGCGAACGTGGTCGCCACCCGTCTACTGTCGAAGGGTATGAATAATGAACGTAAAGCGGCGTTTCGAGAAGTCTTCGTATGTCCGTCTTGTAATCGCGCTCTTACGCTTTACGTTCGCGTCTCTACGCCTCCTACGTGCTCAAATCCTGAGCGACATACGAACCGCGTTTTCGAAATGGAAAAAGTAGAGCAGGAATAGTGGCTTATCAGCCGTCGTTCGATTTAGAGCGCTTTAATTTCGTCCGTGACCTAAAAGACGGCGAAGAAGGCGAAGCGTTCGTTACTGCTTTCCTTCGAGCGCTCTCTTGCGGCGCGTTCGAAGTTAAAACGGATAGATACCGCAACGGACGTATGGTAATCGAGACGCACCAAGCGCCTATGCGAGCACTTCAGGAACTCGATTTAAACGAATCCGTCTGGAAGCCTTCTGGAATTAACGTCACGACGGCTAAATGGTGGATTTACGTTTATGCGCTCGAAGGAGAATCAGGCGCGTTCGTCGCTATCGAAGTAGGACGTCTAAAGAGATATCTCCGAAAGAATTCGGAGCGCTTTAATGCGACGACGAAGAAGATTTTCGCGGCTCACTCCGATAATCCTTCTCGCGGCTGGCTTCTAGAGGCGGCGGACGTTTTCGACCTACTTACGAATCCCGTATACGACTAAAACAGGCTATTTACGGGTGAAAAGAGGTTCTGGACTCGCCTACGGGAGCCACCGTAGACTCGTCTTAACGAATTAACGAGGAGGAACCTATGAATAACCGATATCGCGGAACGTGCTCCGTATGCTCCGTCAGCGTCGAGGCAGGCGAAGGCTTCTACGACGGCGGCTACGTATTCTGCTCCGAACCTGTATGGAAGCAGATGAACGACGCGAGCGGACGTACCTTCTACTGTCTTAACGAATTTAATAAGCGTTTCGGATTCTCATTCGAAAGTGCCACCGCCGTTTTCGCGGAAGAGAAGAAGCACGAGGCGGAGGAACTCGCTACCGTTCGCGAGAAGGTTCGTCTCGACCTCGTAAACGGCGGACTCGTCGCGGCGGCGGAAGAGGCTCGCGTTCGTTCGCTCGAAGCAGTAATTCGGAAAGTTGTCGGAGCCGATATCGCTCTTAACGAAATGACGTGGGAGCAGATTACGGACGTCCGTAACGAACTGACTCGTCGTACCGACGCTCGCCTTCGCCGCGAATCTCTCCAGACGTGGAAGGACGAGGATAAATGTCCTCGTTGCGGAGGCGCTGGCGGTTCAGATAAATGGAATTTCACGGGCTGGACGTGTAACCGTTGCGGAGGTACAGGAAAGTATTAAGCCGAAACGCCGCAAGGCGTCGAGCGGTATCGCCGCTCCTGACGAGGCTCGTCGGAAATCTAAGAGGAGGAAATATGACTAGGAAGCACTACGAGAAAATAGCGAAGGCGATTTCAGAGGGAACGGACATTATCGTTCTTATCGAAACGCTTATGGATATCTTCGAGGACGATAATCCGCGTTTTGACCGCGAGAAGTTCCTTATCGCCTGCCGCTTAAAGTAAGCAGAAGCCGAAACGCCGCGAGGCGTCTAGCGGTAGTGCCGCTACTGAAGAGGCTAAAAGTCTGATACCATTTCGCTCCTATCGAAGGAGCGAGAAGTGGAAATTAGATACGAACGAGTATCCGTAGACGACTTAAAGCCTCACCCTAAGAACGCTCGTCAGGGAGACGTAGGCGCGATTAGCGAAAGCCTCCGCGAGAACGGTCAGTATCGTCCGCTCGTCGTTCAGCAGGGAACGAACTTTATTCTCGCAGGGAATCATACGTTTAAAGCCGCGAAACTTCTTGGCTGGAACGATATCGAAGTGGGCTATATCGACTGCGACGACGATAGAGCGCTTCGTATCCTGCTCGCAGATAACCGCGCTAACGACCTCGCTACTTACGACTCAAACGTTCTTAAAGAGATTCTAGAAGAACTCGCCGCTACTCCCCTCGAACTTTCAGGAACGCTCTTCGACGGCGACGCTCTCGACGAGATTATTTCCGATATCGAAAACGAAATTCCTGACGCGTTCCCTACCGTCGATACCGATTTGGCTACCGAACATAAATGTCCGAAGTGCGGCTACGAGTGGAGCGGCTCGACGACGTAATGGACTTCGTACTTCCTTCTATGGAAGAGGTTCGCCGTGTTCGCGGTACGAACGGCTTTACGGCTATCTCTACTTTCTCTGGCTGTGGTGGCTCCTGTCTAGGACTCGAAATGGCAGGCTTCGAGATACGAGCCGCGTCCGAATTCGTCGAAGCGGCGCGAGATACCTACCGTCTTAATCACGACGGCGTACCTATCAGCCCTGCCGATATACGAGAGATAAACGGTAAGCACCTTCTAGCGCTCGCAGGATTAGACGAAGTAGACCTTCTCGAAGGCTCTCCTCCCTGCGCCGCGTTCTCTACGTCAGGTAAACGCGAAGACGGGTGGGGAAACGTAAGTAACTATTCCGATACCGCGCAACGCTCAGACGACCTGTTTTTTGAGTTCGCTCGAATCCTTAACGATATTCAGCCGAAGGTATTCGTCGCAGAGAACGTCAAAGGCTTAACCGTAGGAACCGCTATCGGATACTTTAAAGAGATTCTTCGCCGCCTCCGCTCCTGCGGTTATCGCGTCGAAGCGCGAATAGTAGACGCCTCTAGGTGCGGAGTACCGCAGAAACGTGAGCGCCTTATCTTCGTCGGAGTACGCGAGGACTTAGGACTAGCGCCTGTCTTCCCTGCTCCCCTTCCTACTCGTCCTACCGTCCGTGACGCGTTAGGCGAATACCTCTCGATTCCTGCTCACGTCGGAAGGTTCGACCCTGAGACAGGAGAAGACTTGGATTTCACGCGCTACGCGATAGGACGCGAATATAAGAACCTACGTCTAGGCGTCGTCTCGCGTAAGTATTTAAACCTCGTCCGCGTCTCTCCCGTTAAGCCTTGCCTAACGATTACCGCTACCGCAGGAGTAGTAGGAGCCGCGTCCGTAACTCACCCCTTCGAGCCGCGAAAGTTTAACCTTCGAGAACTCCGCGCTCTCTGTTCGTTCCCTGCTGACTTCGAACTAACAGGAACGTATCGCGAACGAGCCGAACGAATCGGACGTTCCGTACCTCCGCTAATGATGAAGCGCGTAGGCGAAACGATTAGAGACGAGATACTTAGGAGGCTTCCGTGACGTTCGAAATACCTCGTGACTGGACGTTTAAAAACGCAAACGTAGCGGCAGGCTTCGAGCGGCACGTACGGGAACAGTTACCCTTCTATGACCTCGTAGCAGGAGCCGTAGCGCATATCGCTAGGCACTATCTCCCCGAAGGCGGAAGGCTCTACGACATAGGAGCCTCGACGGGAAACATAACGCGCCTCTTAACCGATTCCCTGAAAGCACGTAATTGCGAAGCCGTCTCTATAGATAACTCTCCCCAGATGAAGGAACTCTTCGACGGATACGGACGCTTCGAACTAGCCGACGTACTCGACTACGACTACGAACCGTTCGACGTCGCGACGCTCTTCCTCGTGCTTATGTTCCTCCCGATAGCAGAACGAAAGCCTTACCTCCGCCGCCTATACGACAACCTCAACGTAGGAGGAGCGCTAATCGTCGTAGATAAAACCGAAGACGCCTCTCGCTATATCGGCACTATCTACCGCCGTCTTACCCTCGCAGGAAAGGTCGCGAGCGGCGTAGACGCGAACGAAATCCTCCAGAAGGAACTCAGCCTGTCGGGAATCCAGCGACCCATAAGCCGCGATATCTTCCCGTTCGTCTACTACGAGTTCTTCCGATTCGGAGAGTTCTCAGGCTTCATAATAGAGAAATGATTAAGAAGCCTTGTCTAAACTGCGGACAACTAACGCCTAACTCCAGCAGGTGCGACACGTGTACGAAGATACGAGAAGCAGTACGAAACGCGACGCGTCCTCACTACAAAGGAACCTATAAGACGAGAGCGAAAGCAGTAAGAGAGAACGCCGAAGCCTGCTGGATATGCGGCGAAGGAGCACGACCAGACGACCCGTTCACCGCAGACCACGTACTAACGGGAGAACCGACGTCACCCCTACTACCAGCGCACCGCTCCTGTAACTCTCGACGAGGCGCGAGAGAACACCGCAGATGACCAGACCAGCACTCGACACGCGCAGGTGTGCGATTTTTTCTAGACCGCGTACCTACGGCTCCCCTGCCCGTCTCTTTATGCGTAGCCGCGTAAAAAGAAGTATTCTCGAAACACTTATGAATAAAGGGAAATCGCCGTTTCACCCCGTTTTTCACGGAAGGGTAGACGTCACCACGAATCCTGCTCGTAGGAGGTGCTCCTAGTGGGTGGGAAAGGTAGCGGCAGGCGTCCAAAGCCTGTCGAACAGAAGATTCGTTTAGGGAATCTAGGAAAGCGGAAACTTCCGAAGGCGGAGGTAATCGCGCTTCCTACTGCTCATAGCGATATCCCTGAACCGCATAGGAAACTCTCGCCGTACGGTATGCGTCTCTGGGAAGCCGTTTGGACGGGAGGCGCACCTTGGCTAAAGCCGTCTATCGACGGCGAACTTGTCCTTATGGCTTGCGAGTTACTCGACGAGCGAGTTCAGTTACGTGCTCGCGTTCTCTCTCAGCCTGACGCGTGGCGCGAACGTCGCGGCTTGCGCGAGTTAGATAATCAGATAGCGAAACTTCTAGGTCAGATAGGATTTAGTCCGACAGATAGAGCGAATCTGGGAGTAGGAGAAGTGAAGACGAGTGAGTTCGCAGACCTCCATAAACGTATCGCGGCGAAACGCGCTAGAGCCGTCGAATAAGTGGAAACCGACGTACTACACGCCGCGTATCTATAAGCCGTCTGACGGCGACGAAATTATTCGGTTCGCTCTCGACCATTTCACGGTTCTAAAAGGTAATCGCGCAGGCGAGCCGCTCGACTTTACTTCGTGGCAGAAGTGGTTACTTCGTGCTCTCTATGAGCGAACGCCGAACGGACGTCTTCGTTATCGTCGAGCACTTATCGGGCTTCCTCGTAAACAGGGTAAGAGTCTTCTAGGTTCCGCTATCGCCGTTTATGGCTTAGTCGCAGGCGAGGCAGGCGCGGAAATCTACGCCGTCGCAGGAGATAGGCAACAGGCGCGAATTATTTTTAACGAGGCTAAACAGCAGATTCAGGCGAGTCCTATTCTCTCGAAAGAGTGCCGCGTATATCGCGACGCGCTCGAAATGCCGCGCTTCGGTTCTATCTTCCGCGTACTTTCGTCGGAATTCCGTTCGCAGGCTGGACTTAATCCGTCTCTCGTGCTCTTCGACGAGTTATGGAATCAGGGAACGAGCGACCTCTACGACCAGATGACGCTAGGTAGCGGAGCACGTATAGAGCCGCTCGTAGTCTCGATTACGACGGCTGGCTATGACCTATCTTCGCTCTGTGGCGAACTTTACGACTACGGGAAGAGGTGCGCGGCGAAGGAAGTCGTAGACGAGTCTTACGGCTTCTGGTGGTGGGAGGCTCCGCCAGACTGCGACCTAAACGACAAAGCCGCGTGGCGTACCGCGAATCCGAATATTGCGGAACGACTCCTTTCGTTAGAGGATTTCGAGACGGCGGTAAAGCAGACTTCTGAAAGCGCGTTCCGTCGTTGGCGTTTAAATCAGTGGGTGCGCGCTCAGGAGTCGTGGCTTCCTGCTGGCTCGTGGGAGCGTTGCGTTTCCGAAGATGAGATAGACGAAGAACTACCCGTTTACGTCGGAATAGATATGGCTCTTAAACACGACTCGATAGCCGTAGTTATCGCGCAACAGCAGGAGACACGGCTAGTCGTACGAGCGAAAATCTGGCAACCGAAAGACGAAGGCGTAGATATCGCCGCAGTCGAGCACTACCTACGGGAAATCCATAACACCTACGAAGTACGGGAATTCGTTTACGACCCTGCTTATTTCCAGCGTTCGGCTGAAGCACTAGCCGACGACGGACTTCCTATGGTCGAGTATCCGCAGACGTCTTCGCGTCTCGTTCCTGCCTGCGGTAACGCTTACGAGTTAATCGTAAACGGGAAAATAGCCCACGACGGCTCTCCTACGTTTACAGACCAAGTATTATCAGCCGCTCAACGTATGACGGATAACGGGTGGCGACTCTCGAAAGGAAAAAGCCGAAGAAAAATCGACGCCGCAATAGCGCTCGTTATGGCAGTAGATAGAGCGACTACGAAAACGCGTATCATAGACGCACCGACGATTATGGATATATGGAAATGAGAAAACTACTTACCACGACAGCCGAACTTATAGGTGGCATACTTGTAGTCGTCGGCGTAGGAACGTTTAGCGTACCTGTGGCGATTATTACTAGCGGCGTACTTCTAATCGTTATCGGAGGAATTCTGGCGTGAGTCTTTGGCGTAAACGTGAGGCTCGTGCTCTCCCTACGAATATTGACCCGTATCAGATTTCTGCGCGTCCGTACTTCCCGAACTACTCAGGGGAAATCGTTACGGAGACTTCCGCATTTTCTGTCTCTTCCGTTCTTGCGTGTGTAACTCTTATCGCGGATTCCGTCGCGTCTATGCCGCTCGAACTTACTCGCGATAGAGGAGGCAGAATCGAACGCCTTCCTACTCCGTCTCTTCTTATTCGTCCGAATAGCGAACAGACGATGTTCGAATTTATTCACCAGATGACGGTAACTCTCGCGCTTCACGGAACCGATTACATTTACGCGCCGCGCCGCGCTGGAGAACTTCCTGTAGAAATGCGAAATATCCACCCGTTTAAAGTCGCAGAAGTCTTCGACGACGAAGGAAACGAATACTTTAAAATCGACAAACGCGAATATAAGGACGGAGAAATTCGCGCCGTTCATTGGCTTCGCCTTCCTAATCAGCGTCGTTCTATTTCGCCGCTCGAAGCACTTCGGAACACTATCGGTATGAGTATCGCTATGGATAGATTCCTTTCGCAATTCTACGGCGAAGGCGCTACGCCGTCGAGCGTTCTCGAAACGGATACGTCGCTAACTAAAGAACAGGCGGAACTTATTCGTCAGCAGTGGGAAGACTCGCACTATAAACACCGTCGTCCAGCCGTTCTTACAAGCGGCTTAAAGTGGCGTCCGATTCTTACGAGCGCCGCAGATATGCAAATGCTCGAACACCGCGAAGCCGTAGTTCGCGATATCGCTCGCGCTTATCGAATTCCGCTCCATATGATTAACGGAAGCGGAGGAGACTCGCAGACTTACCAGAACGTCGAAAGTATGGGTATCAACTTCGTGCGCTATACCCTGCTCCCGTGGCTCCGCCGTATCGAAGACGCACTTAGCGAAATGCTTCCGCTAGGTCAGAAGGTGCGATTTAATACGGACGAATTCCAACGCGCTGACCTTCTTACACGTGTTCGTGCTCAACAGATTCAGATTAGTTCGGGAACTCTTACGCCGAACGAGGCTCGCGCTGTCGAGAATAAGGAGCCGTTCGAAGGCGGAGATAAGTTCGTTATGGCGCTTCCCGTTTCGGACGTCGCCGCTACTGCTGATATCGGAACAGACGCGGAGCCGCCACAATGAAATCTATTTCAGTAACGGTGGCGACTACTCCTACTCTCGTTATACCGCCTGATAATAAGTGGCGTACTATCTATCTTCACGTAGTAGGAAATCAGCCTATATATCTAGGTAATTCGACGGTAACTACCTCGACTGGTCTTCTTACTGAGAAACATACGAGTCCTGTTGAGTTCACCATTCCACCCGATGAAACGATTTACGCTGTAGTCGTTTCCGCAACCGAAGACGTTCGCGTTCTTCTCCCTGATACGGATTAAATATGCCGTACGAAATTATTTCTGACGCTGAAGGCTGTAGCGGTTTCGCTGTAGTTAAGGAAGGCGAAAAGACGCCTATTGACGGCGGTTGCCACGCGACGAAAGAAGAGGCTCAGGCGCATTTCGTTGCGGTTACGTCCGCTTACGAAGAGGAAGAGAGGAACGGCGGAGAAGGTTTATCGCCTGTTCAGAACGTGCTTTATGACCTCCTCGAAGGAATCGCGGAGGAATACGGAAAGTTCGATAAAGGAGCAGGAGAACACGGCTCGCATTACGTCGAGGAATCGCCTTTTAGCGAGGACGGTTTAATTTGCGCGAATTGTGTCTTCTACGAGGGTGGTCGCGCCTGCGAAATCGTCGAAGGAGAGATAGCGCCAGAGGCTATTTGTAAGTTCTGGATTATCTCTGAAAGGCTAATTAAAGGACTCGAAAACGTTCCCGAATCAGCACCGATTCAGGAGGAAGAAGACGACGAAGAGGAGCCAGAGGAGCCAGAAGAGACTCCTATGGAGTACGAATCTCGCGCCGTAGATATCTCCGCTCCTGAGTTTATGCGCGAGTCTGCTCGTCGCGGAATTCGGTTACACGAGGAAGGATATTCAGGAGACGGATTAAAGCCGCAGACGGTAGAAGACGCTCGCGAAATGGCGGCTGGTCGTATTACCGAACGCAAGTGGCGGAAAATCGCACCTTGGATAGCGCGGCATATCGTCGATTTAGACGCGGTAGAAGACGACGAGATTACGGCTGGTCTAGTCGCAATGCTTCTCTGGGGAGGCGGCTCTTCGAAGGAGAGCGCTCGTCGTGCTCAGGCATACGCAGAGCGAGTAGTAGCGCAATTAGATAAAAGGAATCTAAAGTGGATAGACGAGGCGATTATGGAACGAGATAAAGAACAGATTCAGAGCGACGTCGAAGTTCGTTGGGTAACGAAGGCGTTTGACGAGAAGCGTTCCGTCGCATATACGAATCTCGAACTTCGTGCGGAAGGCGAAGGCTCTACGCTCGTTGGCTATGCCGCCGTCTTCGATTCTCCTTCAGAGCCGTTGCCTTGGACAGAGTACGTTAAGCGCGGCGCGTTTACTAAGACGATTAAGGACGGCGCTGACGTCCGCCTGCTTATCGACCACGAAGGCGTTCCGCTCGCTCGTACTAAGTCAGGTACTCTCGAACTCGTCGAGGACGAACGTGGGCTTCGCGTCGAGGCGAAACTAGACCCGTCTAATCCTGACGCCGCTCGCGTTATGAGTGCTCTTAGTCGCGGCGACCTCTCGCAGATGAGTTTCGCATTTAGGACTATTAAGGATTCGTGGAGCACCGATAGAAGTATTCGCGAACTTAAAGAAGTTCAGTTATACGACGTTTCGGTAGTGACCTACCCTGCCTACGAGAGCACCGTAGCGGAGTTGCGAAGCACTAACGAAACTACTAACATTGAGCCAAGTGCTTTTACTCGTCTACGTTCGAAAGAAGTAGCGAGAGCACGAATCAGTCAGCCGAAGTAGAGCCGCGATACTCGCACTCGAATACTTCACTGAAGAAAATTCCACAACTCACTACGGAGGATTCCTCAAATGAAGTATTCAGAGACACTCACCGAAAAGCGCAACGCCGCTCTCGCAAAGGCTGACGACCTTATCGCTAAGGCGAAGGACGAGGCTCGCGACCTGAGCACCGAAGAGGACGCGGAAGTTACCGCCGTTCTCGACGAGGTTCGCGCACTTGACGAGCAGATTTCGAAGCACGTCGAACTGGAGAAGCGTTCGGCAGAAGCCGCAGAACTCCGCAAGGCGAACGGAATCGCAGAAGTCACCGCTCCTGCTCGCGTCGTCCGCGAGGAGCGCACCTACACCAAGCAGTCGAAGAACTCCTTCGTCGCAGACGCTTTCGCCGCGCAGTTTAATAACGACTACGCCGCTAAGGAGCGCCTCGCTCGCCATATGAACGAGGAGCGCGTAGAGCGTCGTGACGTGACGAGCGCAAACTTCGCTGGTCTTATCGTTCCGCAGTACCTCACCGACTTGGCGGCTCCGTTCGCACGAGCAGGTCGCCCAACCGCAGACGCGGCGCGTAAGCACCAACTCCCTGCGGAAGGTCTGACCATTTCGATTTCGCGAGTCACCACTGGCTCGTCGGTCGCAGAGCAGACTGAAGGCGCGGCTGTCTCCGAAACGAATATGGACGACACCAAGTTGGACGTGACGGTTAAGACGTTCGCTGGTCAGCAGAACGTTAGCCGTCAGGCGTTGGAGCGTGGAACGAACGTAGACAGCCTCGTTATGGCTGACCTCGTTTCCGCCTACCACACGTCGCTCGACGCAGACGTTGTGAACACCATTAAGGTTGGCAACGGAAACACCGTTACCTACACCGACGCTTCGCCGTCCGTCGCAGAGTTCTATCCGAAACTTCTCGACGCCGTTCAGAAAATTCAGACCTCGTTCTACGCTGGTCCGAACGTCATCATTATGCACCCGCGCCGCTTGGCTTGGATTCTCGCCGCTATCGACTCGACGAACCGCCCGTTGGCGCTTCCGCAGTCGCATAACCCGATGAACACCGTCGCAACTGGCGCAGGCTCCGTCGTCTACGGAAATAGCGGCTACACCATCGCTGGTCTGCCAGTTATTACCGACGCGAACGTTCCTACGACCCTGAACACCGACCAAGACGCGGTTTACATCGGAAATACGCAGGAACTCCACCTGTGGGAAGACGGAAACGGCGAGCCAATGCTTCTCCGTTTCGAACAGCCGAAGGCGGCGGAACTCGACGTGACTATGGTGGTGTATGGCTACTCAGCCAACACCGTTGGTCGTTACCCGAAGGCGTGGGCTGAGATTATCGGTTCTGGTCTCGCCGCACCGACGTTCTAACGTTAAGTAGTTGTAGAGTCTGGCGGCGGCTAGTTCCGCCGTCAGGCTCTAACTACGAAAGAGGAACGTATGGAGAATAATCGAGCAGTAGAAACGCTTCTAATCGAAAGAGAAGGCTACGTTCGTCGTGGTCTTACGGCGCGTGTCGCGCAAGTAGACGCGGCGCTTCGTGCTTTCGGTATCGAAATCGAAGAAACGGCTACGGCTTCTCCTGTAGTGGAACGAGCAGTAAAGAAACGAGCGAAGAAACGAGGCGAGTAAGTGGCTATTACGAACGGCTACTGTACCCTCGCAGAGGTTAAAGCCGCGCTTCGGCTTACCGATTCGACTGACGATACGCTTCTAGAGAAGTCGATAGAAGGCGCTTCGCGTCGTATTGACGGCTATTGCGGACGCTTCTTCTATCAGACAACGAAGACGATTAAATTATTTCCTGTAGACGATTTCTCTGTTGGTCTTCCTGACCTCGCTACGGCGACAGGGCTTATAGTTAAAACAGATACCGCAGGTGACGGAACGTTTGCGACTACGTGGAGCGCCTCCGATTACTACCTAGAGCCAACCGACGTTTCTCTTCAGAGCAGACCATATACGCGTCTAACGGCTCAGGGTGATAAATCGTTTCCGTTCCTTTACCAGCCGCCTCGTCCAACTATCGAAATTACGGGAACCTTTGGCTGGCCGTCTATTCCAAATGACGTCCGCGAGGCTTGCGTTCTTCTTTCTATTCGTGGCTTCAGTCGCTACAACGCGGCTCTAGGAGTCGTCGGTTTCGGAGATATGGCTATTCAGGTACGTGCTGTAGACCCAGACGTTCGCGACCTGCTCTCTCCTTACCGCGCCTTCGGAGTTATCTAATGGCGGCTACCGTCTCTCAGGTAGCGGACGGTTTAAAGGCTCGTCTCGCAACGATTAGCGGACTTCGTACGTTTTCGTATCAGCCTGAACAGTTAAATCCGCCTATCGCGTTTCCTTCTCTTTCGAGTATCCAATATCACCGCGCTTTCGCTGGCGGAAACGTCCAAATGGTCTGGATTATTCGCGTTATCGTCGGACGATATTTAGACCGAACCGCTCACGCGCTTCTCGACGATTACCTTTCGTATTCTGGCGCGAAGAGTATTAGAGCGGCACTAGAAGCCGATACGACTCTTGGCGGCGTAGCCGCTTCTCTAGTGGTATCATCAAGTGCGGACATTTCGAGCCTCGCAGTAGACGGCGCGGAGTTTCTAGAAATCCAAACGACGATAACGGTTCACGCTTAGGAGTACGAATTATGAAGAAGTTTAAAGTTCTTTCGAATCGTCTCGCTGGTAAAAATGCTGGCGACGTAATTGACGCGGACGACCTCGAAGGTGCTAACATTGAGGCACTTCTTCAGGGCGGACATATCGAAGTTCTGAAGGAATCCAAGAAATCAGACGAAGCAGTAAAGGAAAAGTGACCTACTATGGCGCAACTCGTTCTTACTAACGCAGATATCACCGTGAACGGCGTCGTCCTGAGTGACCGCGCTAATAGCGTCACCCTCACATACGAAGTCGATTCCGTCGAGGTCACAGCCTTCGGAGATTCAGGACATAAGTTCGCTGGCGGACTCCAGAACATTTCTTGCGAAATTTCGTTCCAGCAGGATTTCGCCGCAGGCGAAGTCGAGGCGACGATTTACGGTTTGGTAGGTCAGACGACTACCGTTACCGTTCGTCCAAGTGCCGCCGCTACTTCCGCGACAAATCCTCTCTATACGATTTCGAACGCATATCTGGGAGCGCATACGCCTGTTATGGGCGCGGTTGGTGAGTTGGCTATGACCGAACTCACATTCACGGGTGGAACTCTCGCGAAGAGCACTGGCGCCTGATAACTATTCCCTACCGAAGAAGGAGCACTAATGAAAATTCCTCTACGAGTAAAGTTCGCAGACGGCTCGACGGAAGAACTCGAAGCAGGCTTTGGTGACTTCGTTTCTTTCGAACGAACGTGGAATAAGAGCGTTACTAAATTCGATACGGAACTTCGCCTTACTGACCTCGCTTGGCTCGCGTGGCACAGTATGAAGAGGCGCGGTAAGACGACGCTCGCGTTCGACCCTGACTGGATTAACTCCGTCGAATCCGTCGAGCCTATGGAAGGTACGGACAGCCCTTTAGTCGAGACTCAGCCCACTACGAAATAGCGGTTCTCGCAGTCGAGACGGGAATAGCGCCGTCCGTCCTGTTGGCTGAGTCACCTGAAATGCTCCAAGCCATAGCGAACTACTTAAAAGATAAGCGGCGAGCCGAAGAGAAAGCGCACGAGCAGGCTAAGAAGAAACGGTTCCGCTAGTGCCATACGTTCTTTCGATTATCGGCGTTACTGCTCTTTTCGTTATCGGGAAAGGGAAATGGTATGGCTGGCTTCTTGCGTTTCTTAACGAGTGCCTCTGGGTGGTCTTCGCGCTCGCTACGCGCCAGTATGGATTTCTTTTAGGAGCAGGAATCTATGGAAGCGTAAACGCGTATAACGCTCGTAAATGGAGAACGCGTCGAGTCGAGTAACATATGCGCTATGGTCGCGAAAGTTCAGGTGTACGGTTTAGGCGAAACGCTTAAAGAACTTTATTATCTTGACCGAACGCTATATAACGGGATTCGTAAGCAGATTAAAGCACCTGCGGACGAACTCGTTCGTCAGGCTCGAACACAGTTCCCGACGAAACCTCCCGTGTCTTATTGGCATACGACGCCTGAACGTAAAGGTGAGTCTCGTTTTCCGTACTGGGACGGAGGAAAAGTAAGGAGCCGCGTTACGGCGGTATTTGGCGGACGAGCGAACCGTATGACGGGTGAGGTTCCTATTCTTCGGCTTCGTCAGAGAGACGCTGGCGGCGTCGTCTTAGATATGGCTGGCTCTCGTAAGCCTTCGATTCCTCTCGTAAAAGGTTTAGAGACTGCTGGCTTCGAGAAGCCGTCTCGTATTATGTGGCGTACCGTTAATAACGGTTTGGAAGCGGTTCTTGGCTCGATTAAGGCGAGTCTGAAGAGCACCGAAGAAATGGTGTCTAAGAAATTGGCTGGTGGAACTATTTCGCAGAGACAACTACAGTCTGAACGCGCTTCTCTCCAAGTGCGGCGTAGTAGCGGTCAGTTCGGTAGCGAGCGAGAAACGGAATCGTAAATGGCAGTCGTCGTACCTATTATTTCGCAGTTTGATTCGCGTGGCATAAATAAGGCGATTAACGACTTTAAGAAACTTGACGGCGCTGGAAATAAGGCGACGTATGCGTTCCGTACTGTCGATAAAGCCGCGACTACTGCGCTGAAGAATATTGCGAAGTTCGGAGCCGTCGTAGGTATCGCTGGAGCGGTTATCGGTAAACAGTTAGTAGACGCTGGCTCCGCTCTCGAAGAGTCAATGTCGAAGGTAAACGTAGTTTTCGGTCAGTCTTCGGAAGCGGTAGTCAAGTTTGCGGACGACGCGGCGAAGAATCTAGGTATCTCGAAGCAGGCGGCACTAGAAGCCACAGGCACGTACGGGAATCTTTTCCAAGCGTTCGGTATTGGGCAGAAGCCAGCACAGGAGATGAGTACGACGCTCGTCACTCTTGCCGCAGACCTCGCCTCGTTTAATAATGCGAACATTGACGACGTTCTTCTAGCGCTCCGCTCAGGACTTTCGGGAGAGACGGAACCGTTAAAGCGTTTCGGTATTGCTCTTAACGACGTACGCCTAAAGGAAGAGGCACTTCGTCTAGGACTTATCGAAACGACTAAGGGAACGCTTCCTATCGCGGCTAAAGCGCAAGCCGCTTACGCGTTAATTATGAAGGACTCTTCTCTAGCGCAAGGAGACTTTGCGCGAACGAGCGACGGCGTAGCGAATATGAGCCGAATCCTTAAAGCCTCCTTTGAGGACGTTAAAGCGGAACTAGGTACAGCACTACTTCCCGTCTTTAAAAGCCTGCTTGGATTTCTACAAGACGAAGTGCTTCCACGCCTTCAGACGTTTTCAGATATCGTCGGTAAGAACGGTATCGGCGCTGGTCTTAAGTATTTAGGCGGCGAACTTCTTAACGTGCTTTCGAGCGGAAATAAGTTCGTAGACCTTCTTCTAGGTATCGGTACGGCGTTCGCGATTCTTCGCGGAATTACTATCGCCGCAACTATTTCGCAGAATCTTTTTAACGTTGCTCTTTTTTCGAATCCGATAGGAATTGTCGTAGCCGCAGTAATCGCATTTGGCGTCGCGGTAGCCGCCGCATACGTTCGATTCGAAGGATTCCGTAAGGTAGTTAATTTCGTTATTAACGCCATTATCGGCTATTTCGAGACAATGGTAAATTTCTGGATTCGCGCCATAAATATCGTTATTAAAGGCGTAAATCTTTTCGGCGGAATTCTTCGCGCCGTAGGTATTGACGTTCCAAAGTTAGGCGAAATCGGAGAAGTCGCATTTGGGCGTATCGGTGACGCGGCAGATAAAGCAGGAAAGAAAGTAATCAACGTTCTTGGAATGATTCAGGACGCGGAGAAAAAGAATCTAGGTTTTAAGCCGACGGGTAGCACGACGACGGGTACAGGCGGAGGCGGCGGAGGCGGCGGCGGCGGTGGAGGCGGCGGCGGCGAATCCGCTATTGAGAAGGCTCAGAAACAGTTAAAGACGTATACGGACGCGCTTAAAGGCGTCTCTAGTGCCGAACGTTCTCTTCTCGATGTTCGTGACCGTGTATCTGATTCGTTTAAGAAACTTCAGACCGCGACGGACGGAGTTCGTAAAGCGCAGGAGAACTTTAATCGCGTTACACAGGGCTATGGTCGTGATTCGGCGGAAGCGGCGAAGCAGGCGCGAGCAGTAGAGGAAGCACAGAGAGCGCTTGTCCGCGCTAACTGGAGCGTCGAAGATTCGGTTAAGAACGTTCAGAAGGCGGAGGAGAAACTACGTCTTCTCCGTGAAGGTCCAAGCGCTCGTAACGTCGAAGACGCGGAGATTAACCTTCAGAAACGAAAGTTCGACCTCGAAGAAGCCACGTTTGACTTAGGTGAGGCGGAGCGAGAACTTCAGGAGATTCGTACTCGCGAAGGTGCTACGCCAGAAGAGATTCGCCGCGCCGAAATCGCTCTGGAGGAGGCAAAGTACGCTGTTCGTGACGCTACGTATGCGATTACGGATAGTGAGAAGGAACTTCAGAGGCTTCGTACTCAGGTTCCGACGACGGAGGAAATCGAGCAGGCTGAACGCGAATTGGCTGACGCGAAACTATCGGTAGAGGACGCGACGGTGGCTCAGGCTGACGCGACTTTGGAACTTAATCGTCAGAACTATCTCTATGACGTAATTGTGGAAGGCGCTAAAGAAGGTTCTGAGGAATATAGGGAGGCGCTCGAAGCGCTTACGAAGGCTAAGGACGACGAGGTTGAGGCGTCTAAGGCGTATAAGGACGCTCTCGATTCGGAGCGTGACGCTATCGAAAAACTTATTGAGGCGGAGAAAGAACTTCGCAAGGTTCGTGCTGAGACGCCTGCCGCTATCGTTCGTAAGGCTCAGAAGGATATGACGAGAACGGAGGCGGAGGTTTCGTCTCGTTTGAGTCCTCCTATTTCTATTCCTTCGTTTAGGGAATCGGATTTTTTCGGCGGTAATCCTTTCTTTACTCCGTTCGCTGACGGTGGAATCGTTACGCGTCCTACGCTTGGGCTTGTCGGTGAGGCAGGAGCGGAGGCGATTATTCCGCTTTCTCGTGCTAGTGATTTCGGCGGAACGAATATCTCTATCGTCGTAAACGCTGGTCTAGGAACTAACGGCGCGGAAGTTGGAGACCAAATCGTAGACGCGCTGAAGCGTTATCAGCGTCGTAATGGTGCTCTTCCGCTCGCGGTGGCGTAATGGCTACAACGTTCCCTTGGGGTGAGTCCGTTACTGTTTTAATGGAATTAGGTTTTCCTGTTAATCCATTTACGTTAGATAGCGCTTCTCTGGGCGTCTTAGATTCGAACGCTCTCGACGGAACTCTTTTAGGTGATGACGTTTCTTCATTCTGTCGCGAAGTTTCTATTTCGCGAGGACGTTCTGACCAACTCGCAAACTTTAGTGCTGGTACGGCGACGCTTCGACTTATAAATAATGACCGACGTTTCGACCCGATTAACGAAGATTCACCTTATTGGGATTCGACTCTTGGACGCTCTGGAGTTACGCCGCGAAGAAAAGTGACGATTCTTTTAGACGGTAAAGCCGTCTTTACAGGTCGTATTACGGATATCGACGTTATCTATGATTACAACCTTTCAGAGGTCGTTTTTAGTGCTTCGGACGATTTTGTTCTTCTTGCGAATACGACTACTGGAGACGCGTTTACTCCTAGCGAAGAACTATCTGGAGCACGAGTAGAACGAATATTAGACCTCGCCTCTGTCGGCTATCCTGCCGCTTCGCGTTCTATAAATACGGGTACTACGGCTCTAGGAGCGTACGAAATCGGAGCGAATACGAACGCTCTTACTTATCTTCAAAGGTGCGCTGACGCGGAACAGGGATATCTCTACGTAGCGAAAGACGGAACCCTTACCTTTACTGACCGTATAACTACTGTCTTCGCGTCTATCGCGGCGACGTTCTCCGATACAGGTAGCGATATTCCTTACTCGTCGCTATCGGTGCTTTATGGACAAGAGTTCCTCTATAACCGTATTTCGACACAGACCGAAGGTGGAGCAGTCCAGAACGCGGACGATACCGATTCTCAGGACGAGTTCGGTATTACGACGCTCGCTCTTTCTGACCTTCTTTTAGCGTCGGACGCCGCCGCGCTTACGCTCGCGAATACGCTCCTAGACCGATATAGCCAGCCCGTATACCGTTTCGACGACCTCGCGGTTTCTATGAATCGAATTACTTCTGGACAACGGAGCGACGTCTTAGACCTCGAAATAGCCGACATTGTAGAAATAACTAGAACCTATGCGACTGGCTCTCCTGCCTCCGTTACCCAGACTTATTCGATAGAAGGAATTAGCCATAGCCTTTCGGCTGGAGCGCATAACGTCGTTATCCGTCTCGCTCCTGCGGAACTCGTATTTCCGTTTACGCTAGATGACGCAACTTACGGCGTACTTGATGCCTCTAATGCGCTATCATAAACGCCTATGGCTGGAGCAGGTGTAAAACTCTTCGTATCAGGCGACGTGCTGACCGCCGCACAGGTCAATACGTATCTACAAGACCAAGTAATTATGCGCTTCGCGACGACGACGGCGCGTGATAACGCATTTGGTGGAGTAGGAGAACCGACGCTGGCTGAGGGTATGTTCGCATATATCGACGCTAGCGACAGCGTGTTTTATTACGACGGCTCCGCTTGGCAACCGTTCGGTGGTGCGTCGGGAGACGATGACCAAATAGTATTAGGTGTTCAGGTTTTTAGTTAAGGAGAAATATGGCGACGTTTAGTAAACAGATTCTTAGCGGTTCGACTGACGGGAAACTTATTAAAGTCGCGGCTACTGCTACTGCTGGAACGACTATCCATACTGGTAGCGCTACCGCGACTACGTTCGACGAGATTTGGCTTTATGCGGTGAACTCCGATACGACTGCGAGAAAACTTACTATTGAGTGGGGTGGAACGTCCTCGCCTGATGACCTTATCGAATTAACGGTTCTTCCTGAGAGCGGTTTAGTTACCGTTATCGCTGGATTAGTTCTAAAGGGAAACGCGACGCCGCTCGTAGTTCGAGCGTTCGCCGCTTCCGCGAACGTAATTCTTATCGGCGGCTACGTGAATAGGATTTCAGCGTGAGTAGAGATAGCGGATATATAAGCGGTTTCCGTTATGAAAAACGAGTTACGGTATTTACTGCTGACGGAACTTTTACACCGCCAGCAGGAGTTACGTACGCGATAGCGCATATCAGGGCTGGCGGCGGTAGTACGGGAACCGCGTCGTGGGCAACTGGAGGAACGAGTTCTGTCGCATTTGCGAGTGGAACTATTAGCGCTACTGGCGGCGGAGGTATGAGAATTCGATATATCGAAACTAATTACCACGTTACAGGTGCGACGAATAGTGGTCAGGGTGGTATGACTTACGGAACTAACGGAGCAGGAAGTGAAGGACAGTTTTTTGCGGCGGCTGGAAGTGAAATTGTGGCTGGTGGAGCAGTAACGGCTGGAACTGGTATCTCGATTACGGTTGGAGCAGGCGCGGCGGCTGGAACTAGCGGCGCGGCAGGCGGCAGTGGATACGTATGGATAGAGTACCTTCAGCCCGTAGGAGCAGGATTATGAGCGAACGATTAGTTGCGTGGTGTGAACCTAATACGACTGACGGAATCGTAGTAAATATCTCCGTAAAAGCCTTTGAGTGGATTAACGACGACCCAGAACACCTTCTTGAGTACGACGCTTTAAATCCTGCTGGAATCGGTTGGGAAGTAAAGAACGGAGTCGTAATACAGCCGCCTCCTCCACCAGAATTAAAGCCTGAAGACGAGTAATTAGAAGTATTCTTTCCGCTATGAAATGGCGGAGCGGTTCGATAGTTTTTCTTCCTGCCGCCGTTTTAGCGTTAGCGGCTCCTGCGAAAGCGGAAGCGTCGTATAACACGTGGACTTGCTACGTAGATTCGTCTACGAATTGGCAGATGTTACAGCCGTTAGCGGATTACGAGGCTGGTCTTATGCCTACGTGGAGCGACTGTGAGGCGTGGCGTAACGGTGCTCCTAGCGAGCCGTATACGTGGAGTTACGGCGCGTCAGTAACTACGACGACTTCGAGCACTACTACGACTACGGTTCCGCCTTCTACGACGACTGTTAGCGAAACGACTACCACAGTAGAGGCGTCTACGACGACGGAAGAAACGACTACGACGACTACGGAGCCACCTACGACTACGGAGCCACCTACGACGACTCAGGCTCCTGCCTCTACGACTACAGAGGTCGCGTCTACGACGTCGAGCACTACGACGACTCAGGCTCCGCCGCCTGCTACTACGACTACGGAAGTGCCTCCTTCGCCTACTACAGAGGCTCCTACGACGACTACAGAGCCGCCTACTACTACTACTACTACGACTACTACCGAACCTGCTTCTACGACCTCTATAAGCCTCTTAGAGACGTCTACGAGCGCTCCTACGACGATTCCTCCTCGAACTACGACGAGCACTACGACGACGATTAGCGAGACGACTACGAGTATCCAGACGTCTACGATTCTCGAAGAGATTCCTTCGACGTCGCTCTTTCTCGAAACGTCTACGACTCTTTTCGCTCCAGCACTAGACGCACCTGTAGAAGAGAAGCAGAAGTTCGAAGAAGAAGTAAACGTATTTAGCGGCGGCTATGACGATTACGTTCCTTCAGGCTCGACTATTTCTGTAGCGGAACGGCGTACCGTCGTCGCGGTATCTGCTGTATTCTTTGTGACACCTCTTCCTGCTCCTCGAAGGCGACACTAATGAAATGGCTTAACTATTTAACTGAGAACGTCTGGGTATGGGCAGGAACAGGACTCGTCTTAATTACCCTTTCAGGTTCTACGCGGACTTTAGGTATCTGGATTACGGCGCTTGCGATATCATTTCACGTAGTAATGACTTACCTAGACGGAGGCTCTGATGAATAAGTGGAAAGATATCGTTGGCAGAATCGCGGCGCTATTCGTTTCGAGTGCTCTTGGAATTATTACGGGTAGCGCGATTATCGCGCCTGAACTCGAAGTTTGGAAGTCTGCCGCTCTCGCTGGCTTCGTCGCCGTTGCTAGCGTCGTAGAGAAATTGGCTAAGGCTTCTATTGACGGGAAACTTACGAAGGAAGAAATCGACAACGCGTTTGCGCTTCGCGATACTGCTCCTTCGAAGGCGCGAAAGAAGTCGTAATGGCTCGTAAATATACAGGTATTGCGGACGGTATTAGTCCTACGAACGCGGCTCGTCTAGGACTTATAGCGTTCGTTAATCAAATCGAACGGCGTTCTAATCGTGCTCTTTGGGATAACGGTACGTTCGCGAATCGTCCTAAGCGCGGTAAAGACTCTATGAGTGTTCACGCAACGGGAAGAGCGGTAGACCTCTCTTATAGAAAAATGGCTAATAAAGGAGTTCCGAACGGACGCAAGATAGCGAGCGAGTGGCTCGACCTCTTAACTATTCCGTCTAATGCGGAGGCTCTAGGAATCGAACTAATTCTGGATTATTGGGTGGCTCCTTTCGGACGCGGCTGGCGTTGCGATAGAGGCACGTGGGAGAACTATAAGAAGCCGACGATTACGGGAGCGCCAAATGGCGACTGGATTCACGTAGAACTCTCTCCAGCCGTTGCCGATAATCCGAAGGCTATTCGCGAGGCGTTTAGGAAGATGTTCCCGAACGACGCCGATTCGGAGTAATCCGCTATGAGCGCGGAGCAGGCGGCTATCATTGTGGCTGTTATTACGACGGTAGGAGGACTCTTAGGAGTCGTTTTACAACAGTTCAGGAAGGAGAACCGCGAAGACCACGCAACGGTTGTAGAGAATCTTCGTTTTATCCACAGGTCAATTATTCGGGTAGACGAAAAACTAGACCGTCATTTAGAAGGTCACGCGAACGACTATGGGAAAGTTTCTAGAGAAGGTTAAAAACGAACCGCCGAAACTAAAACATAAAAGCCATTTCAGGAAAGCATACGAAGCACTTCCTGAGTCTGAACGAGAAGACTTCGTTACCGCAGTTCACGATAAGAGCATTTCACTAGAGGCGATTCGACGAGTTCTCGAAACGTACGGAATTCGTATCTCTCGAACGTCTTTGGCTCGTGCGAGAAACGGAGAGATTTTAGATGACGTCATTTAAAGACGAGTTAGAGCAGGAACTAGCCGAAACGAACGCGATAGAGACGACACGGCTTCGAAGGGAACGAGACGCCGCTATAGATAAATCGGTTCGTCTTACCGAAGAGAACGAGACGCTTCGCCGTTCTCTCGAAGTAATCGAGAAAGTAGAAGCGCTAGAACTTTCGCGTCCTAAGTGGCTCGCTCCAGAAAAGCCGAAGAAGAGCGCGGCGACTCTCGTAGTAATGCTCTCAGACCTTCACCTAGACGAGGTAGTTAATCCAGAAGAAGTAGACGGATTAAACGCGTACAACCGCACTATCGCGGAACTTCGTTTAAAGAAGTGGACAGAGAACGTCGTAAAACTTTCGCGGCATTATCTCTCAGGCGTTTCCTATGACGGCGTAGTAGTGCTTCTAGGTGGCGATATGTTTTCGGGAGATATCCACGAAGAACTTTCGGAGACGAACGAAGAGCCGATTATGTCGAGCCTCCTCTATTGGGCTGAACGTCTCGCCGCCGCTTTCGACCTTCTCGCTACCGAATTTAAAAAGGTTCACGTTGTCTCCGTCGTAGGTAATCACGGAAGAACGAGCAGGAAGCCACGAGCGAAGTTACGAGTTCGTACGAACTTCGACTGGCTCCTATCGCAACTCCTTCTTCGCGAGTTCGTTAGAGACAAGCGGTTCACGTTCCAGATTCCTGAGAGCGCCGACGCGCTTCTAACTATCTACGGACAAGGACACCTTTTAACTCACGGCGACCAAGCGAGCGGAGGAGGAGGAATCGGTGGTATCTATCCGCCGATTATGCGACTGCGAGCACGTAAAGCGCAACGGTATTTAGCGACGTACGGAAGTTTCCAAACGCTTTGGCTAGGACATTGGCACCAATACATCTCGACGCCTTCTCTTATTATTAACGGTTCTCTAAAAGGCTATGACGAATACGCCTATCTGAATTCGTTCGCCTACGAAGTGCCTCAGCAGGCGCTTGCGCTCGTCGCTCCTGATAAGGGAATTACCTTTCAGGCTCCCGTATTCGTTCAGGACAGGAAACGCGAAGGCTGGTAGTCGTGATAGTGCTCGTAGAGTGGAACGACGCGTATTCGGAATCGACGTCTTGGATAACTACGGAAGATATCGACCAAGAACCTATGCGAACGGTAAGCGTCGGCTTCCTGCTCGAAGACGCTAAACCTCACCACGTAGTTATTGCTCAGTCTTCTAATGCGGCGGAGTGCTTCGACTCCGTTCTTTGTATTCCCGTTGCTATGGTCACGCGCCTGGCTGTAATCTCAGAAAGCGCTCTGCGTCCTCCTTCTCCGCAGAGTGTCGGGTAAGTCGTCCGTCGCGTCAGATTTTTCTAGCGCGGCGGACGCTCCCGACGCGAACACGAAAAACGGTGGGCGAAATTTTTTGTAAATTTTTTGGACGAGTGTTTACGCGGTTGATTTTTTCCGAACGTATCTGAAACAGGTGTTTTTCAGAAATCGCAAAAACACGACACGCTAGAATTGACGTAGGAAGGAGGAACCTATGAAGAAGAGAAGGAATCGCGGAAGCGCTTTCAGGTGCTCTCATTGTGGTCGAATCGTCGAGTCCGACGTTCGCCTGCGAGACGCCTACTGTCGTAATCCAAATACGCACTCTTCGAAACTCGTCCGTATGGACGCGATTCGCAAGAGCGCCTAACTAGAAACGAATTCGATAACAGCCAGATATTTATATCACCGTTCTGAGAAGGAGGACAAGGTGGCTACTAAACGACAGGCGCGGTGGACGTGCCTAACTTGCGGAGAAGGAGGACTAGCGCCGACGAAGCCGCGTCGCGACGACGTACGGCGATACTGCCTCTCGTGCTCCGCGAAGACGGGAAGACTCGTAGAGAAGGTCGCACCGTCACTAGAGAAGAAGAGAGAAGCGCAGACTGCGAGGACTCAGGAGCGCTCGAAGAAGAAGCGGCAGAAGGAAGCGGCTCGACGTGGACGAGTTACCGCGAACGAGCGACTCGTTAAGAAGCGCGAGAAGTTAATTCAGGTCGAAGCGGAACGACTCTGGAAACTTCTTACGCCGTACCACAAGGGTAAGCCGATTCCTCGAATCGTTATTACCGATACGCGACAGACGCGAGGTGCGAGCGGTCATTGGCAGGGAGGAGGATTCTTCTCTTCGGGAGAAATTACGTTACGGCTCGTTCCGTTCGAATCAGGACGCTTTCACGAGGCGCGTTCTTGGAAGGTGCTCCTCCACGAACTATGCCACGCGGCTTGTCCTCCGAAATACGGAGATAGCCACCACCGCGAGTTTTACTACGCTATGAAGACGACGACGGAGAAGCGTTGGAAGTGCTCTATCTCGTTCGGAAGTCTTACGGGTAATCGGTGGGGATACCACGTAGACGACGTAATTCTTAGCCAGTTGCTACGGCTCGACGTCGTTAAGTTCCCGATACCCGAAACGCGCCAACGTCCTATTAAGTAAACGACTAACTACCTCTTAGTTATTCGTGGTACAGGATTCTGGCACTCTGTAACACCCCCACGTAATACTCGAAGGAACCTAGAGAAGGAGCAGTAATGAAACATCACGAACTACGGATTAGTCCGAAGAGCGAACACGGAAGTACGGAGTGGCTTCTTAACCGTTGGCGCGACGAGTTCTCTCGTTGTACCTTCGGCGCGTCTGACGCTGGAGCACTAATCGGACTTTCGAAATACAAGACACGCGCAGACCTCTACTACGAGAAGGCGACGGCTCCTATCGTCGTCGAACCGAACGGCGCTATGAGGTGGGGAACGCTCGTCGAGCCTGTCCTAGTAAGCGAAGCGTCTCGCCTGCTCTCGCAGTCTCTCGTAACACCTGACGTCGTTTATCGACGCCAGCGCTGGAGCGGTTCGCTCGACGCGGTAGACGACGTAGAGAATCCGTCCGTCGTAGTCGAGGCGAAGCACACAAGCCGCTATTCGATTCGCGGCGTAGAAGACTTCCCTTCAGAGTGGCTCGCACAGGGAGAAATCGAACGCTTCCTTACAGGCGCTCCCGTCTTCTTTATCGTCCACGACTCGCGAGACAATATCGGACTCTTCGAACTCCCAGAGAACGACGCTCTCTTAGAAACGCTTCTTAACGAAGCGGAACGTCTAGGAGCACTCGTCGATAACGGCGAACCGTATAACGGCTCCGTCGAAGAGTTCGACGCGGAGCAGATAGCGCGACTCTTCCCGTCGAAAGGAACGACTATCGAACTTCCGTCAAAGGCGGCGACGCTTCTCGAAGAACTCGATAACGCTCGTACTATGGCGAAAGAGGCGGAGCAGATAGAGAAGCAGGTAAAGGACGAACTCGCTCGTCTCCTCTTAGATAACGACGAAGGAACGATTAACGGCGTTCGCGTTATCTCGTGGAAAGAACAGCAGGGAAGAAAGTCGCTAGACGCGAAGAGACTCCAAGAGGAGTGTCCTGACGTCTTCGAGAAATACCAGAAAGAAAGTAAACCGTTCCGCGTTATGCGGACTTACCGATAAGGAGAGAAGGAAATGAGTTACTCAATGGAAGGCTACGTAGACGTAGCGGAGCGTATTCGCGAGTTTCGAGCAAAGTACCCGAACGGGTGTCTTCGTCCGTTTAATCCTGCTGAACCTTTCCGCGTTATGGAAATCGGCGGACGAGAATTCATTATTTACACGGCGGCGGCGTACCGTTCGCCAGAGGACACGCTTCCAGCAGTAGCGGTAGCGGCGGAGCCTGCGGTAGGTAAGACAAACTTTACGCGTGACTCCGAAGTAATGAACGCGGAGACGAGCGCGTGGGGAAGAGCCATAGTCGCTCTCCTCGTAGCCGATACGCAACGCGTCGCGTCGCTCGAAGAGGTTCGTAACCGCCAGACAGAGGACGCCGTAAAGGAAGCACCTAAGACCCCGTATAAGCCTCGTACGCAGGCGAAGAGCGAAGGAGCGTCCGTAACCGCTCTCTCCTCGTCGGCTTCGTCCGCGCAACTAGGACTGATTAAGAAACTCGCGAAGGAAAAGAACGTGGCGAATATTGACCAGTTCGTTCAGGTGCTCCTCGAAGATACGACGAAGACGGCTACGGCGATTACTAAAGTCGAAGCCTCGAAAGTAATAACCGCGCTTATGGCGGAGAAAGTAGAGGACGTACAAGATGACCAGCATTTCTAATCTCCTTTACGAGCGAGCAGAAATAGAGGCGCGTCTTTTTCGTGCCGCAGAGGAGGTAGTTCGTTTCGACGGTACGGAACGGCTATCTCTCGAAGCGCTTCGCGAGTATGTCTATAAACGGAAAGAAATAAACAGGGAGATAGAAGAGCACTTTCCTATTGCTGAGACGATTTATCGTGAACCTTAGTTGGCAGGAACGCGCCGCCTGTAGAGGCTTAAAGACGGAAGTATTTTTTCCTCGTGGAGTTAGCGAGAAGAAATTTGACGCGGCTAAAGCGGTATGCGCTACGTGTACCGAAAAAGAGCCGTGTCTAAAACTCGTTCTTCATCTCGAAGCGTTCGAAGATAGGTGGGGTGTCTACGGCGGCTTAACTCCTGCCGAACGTATTTACGAGCGGAAAAAACGAAACGGAAGGAAGGTAACGTGACGCTTCTTAAAGATAAGGATTACTGCGAAGGTAATCGCGAGAAGTGTAAGGAACCGAACTGTCCGCTTTTCGGCACGTTAGGACGTCCTGCGAGAGACGGTAAGCGTCGCGTTCGCGGCTGTAACGACCCTGCGGCACGAGGGAAGAGGAACCGTAGTAAAGGTGACGCTAAGGCTCGTAGAGCGCGTAAGGCGCTAGGTATCGCAGGCGCTAATAGCCGCCACGAGGAGCATTGGGCAGGACACCTGCGACTCGAAGTAAAGGCTGGAGCGCAGGTAGCACCTATCGCTACACGGTTCTATGCGGCGGAGAATCAGTCGAAGCAGTCGAAAGCGGTAGGCGATATACGTCCTTTCGTTATGGTCGCTATGCCTGACGAGACGACGGACGGAATCGTTTTAATTCGATTATCGGAGTTCCGAACGCTTTTAGGTGCTCTCGACTTACTGAAATAACTGAAAGAGAAGAAGGAGGAAGTATGTCGATTAGGTGGATAACGCACGTTTGGGAGCGCTCTCCTTATCGCGGCGAGAAGTTACTAATACACCTCGCGCTCGCGGATTTCGCGAACGACGAAGGGTACTGTTTCCCGTCGCAGAAGACGCTCGCTAGAAAAGCACGTTGTACGGATACGTACGTTCGTCTCGTTATTAAAGAACTCGTTAAGAGCGGCTTATTAGAGGTCGTCGAGCGTGGTAACGGAAGAGGACACCGTTCTGAATACGTGCTTAAAGGTGTAACTACAAAGGAGCCTTTGGAGAATCCCGTTTTAGAGAAAGGCGTAACTACGAAGTCAGAAAGGCGTAACTCCGACGTAAACGACTCCTATATAAAGAACCGTCAAGAACCGTCAATATTGACCGCCAATTTCGATACGTTTTGGAAAACGTATCCGCGACGAATTGGAAAGTCTGCCGCCTTCCGTTCTTTTAAACGAATCTTCGAAAAGGAAGACGCTCCGAATTTCGACGAGTTCCTAGCGTCCGTCGAGCGTTATAAGCGCTCCGTAACCGACGCTAAATACTTCTGCCACCCTGCTACGTGGCTTAATCAGGGAAGATATCTCGACGAACTCGAAGAGCACGAAGTAAAGCCTTTAGTTAATCCGTTATATGTTAAGTACGACGCGACTTTAAACACAGTTGCGGCGCTCTTCCTAACAGGAAAAACGGAAGAAGACGTAGTAGCCTTACTAGAGCACAGACCGACTGAAGAACTCGAAACCGCGTTGAGGTATTTCCGCGAACGAGTCGAGCACTCGAAACGAGGCACGAAATGAAACTTTTCGGA